CCCATCGCAGATGTAACCGTACCGGCACTATCCACAAAGAACGCGAACACATTAAACTGTGTGGCTGCTACAGTTCCAGACAGTGCTGGCATAGCCGTACCTGATGCTTTGTAAACCAGAACGCCGTTTGCTACACCAACCCAATTAGCTCCAGTCTTTGGAACTTTCTTGGATACTGTACCAATGACCAAACCGGCAGAAGTAAGCGATTGCGAACTCATGCGGTCATACAGGGCATTAAACAGATTGATGAGAGCTACTTTCTGCGCAGTATCATGGAACGATGCTGCTGATGTTGCGATTGTTGGTGCTGCCATAATTGCTATCTCCTAAAGTTAGAAAGGGGCGGCTTTCACCGCCCCTGTTTCATTACGCAGTTGTGCCGGTTTCAACAATCGCCACGTGGTCAGAGTTTGTGACCAGCGCGTTAAACCAGTTCTTTGCAGAGATGTAGCCACGCTGCCCGGCAGGGTCAGACTTGCTGACTTGCCCTGGAAGCAGGACGTTTGGCGATACACCATTCACACCGCTTGCATTCTTCATGGAAATTGAACCCCATGCATCAGCACCAGCAACAATGACTTGGTATACGTCAATGTTTGAACCGAGGTTGGATGCGAGGCCTGTAGAGCCAACCGCCGCACCACCATCAAACACAGCAGGCAGGTCTGGAGAGGTCACGAAACGCATACCTTCCACAGCACCAACTTCACCAGGAATGCGTGCAGCACCTTGCGCATAGTCCACAGCGTCCTTGAATTTTGGCAGGTCATAAATGTCCTGATTCAAGTCAGTGTGAGCATACACCATAAAGGCAGCTTGCACTGCTACCGAGCCATACTCAACACCCGGTTTCAGGATGGAGGTAACTTGGTTAGCGTGGTGTGCCAACAGATACTTTACAACCTTGCGCAGCAGGGAAAGTGTGAGCTTTCCATTCACGGTGGCGCGGCTTGTGCCTGTACCAGCGTAGAACTTGTTGGTGCTGGCCTTGATAGCGCCGAAGCGAATCATCTCGCGTGCCAAACCGAGTTGCTGGCCTGTTTGCAGCTTGTACTCGGTAGGTACATCATCCTCGTATTGATCTGCCATCTTATCGGAGAACCCGAACAGGATAACCAGTTCTTGCAGCGTCACAGGATAGTCCTGCGCGGTCAAGCTCAGTGCGTTTGGTGTCACGCCTTCTGATGCAACATATTGCTGCACGAATGCATTGCCACGGTCAACAGCAGTGGTTGTTGGGAAAAACAAGTTTTCGTTTGTGGAATTAGCAGGAATCCAACGGCGGAACACAACGGTATCTCCTTTGTTCTTTGGTACATCTTTTTGAATACCGATGTTACCAGTTACTTCCTTGGGTTCTGCGTGCTTGAGAATCTGACCAAGCAGTTTGTTGATACGGCCCGGTTGCGATGCATAGTTCTGAAATGCCATTTTGATGCTCCCTGTTCTTATTGTTATCGGGACTCGTTATATCCCTCAAGTTGTTCTTGTAATGCTGACTTCGTTGTGACCGAGCCTGACACGCCTTGTTGCTGCGCGGCTGTCTCTAGCCGGTGTGGTGTATGTCGTACCTGTCTCTTAGATGCCGCTTCCTTCGCATCAGCTTCCGCCTTGGCTTTCGCATCAGCTTCCGCTTTCAAATGTTCCTTATACGCACCAATCTTGTCAGAAAGAAATTCAAAATCCCAAGAGTTATAAAGCTTTTCACGGTCTGCATCAGTAAGGTTTTCCGACCACTTCACAAAGGCCGGGTTAAAGCCTGCGTCATTACCTGCTGCATCCTGCACGCGCACTACTGTGCGCCAGTCTTTATGTTCGCGGTTGAGCATTTTCAGTTCAAGTTTCTGTGTAGCCTTCGCCAATCTATCTTCAATTTCTTTGGCTGTGTCTACAACTTCGGCGGCTGGCTTACCATCATCCTGCTTGGGAGCCTTACCACCCAACTTGCTACCAAACTTGTTAAGAACACCGAGCATTGCCTTAGCAAATTCCGGTGAGTATTCCTTTTCAAGTTCGGCTACATCTTCCTCGGTCAGAGCAATCCCGGTTGTCTGGTTGGCTGACAGCTTATCTAATGCCTGCTGTATGCTTCCAAACTTTCCGTACACTTTGCTCAGTTCGCCCCTTACGGAGTCATACTGTTCTGCCTTCTTCAACAGTTCAGTAATCTGTGCTTCTGTGTACCCGGCAATTACTGGCTTTGCAGCTTGCGCTGCGGCCTCTGCTGCCTTGGTTTCTGCTTCCGCTTTCTCTTGTGCTTCTTTAGCTGCTGCATCATCTGTAACGGCTTGCGCGGCTGCTTCCGCTGTCTGCGCCGGTTCAGGTGTCGTATCGGCCCCTGAGAACCCTTCCATCTGTGCTGCTAGTGCTTCTTCTGGTGTGATCGTTGGTACAACTTCATCTTGCGATACATCATCTTGTTCAGACATTTTTTACTTCTCCCCAAACGGCTTGTAAGTCATTGGTTGCTGCGTGTGGGCGCGAACGTCCACGATTCTTACCTGCAAGCAGGATAATATTTGTGATGGCTGATGTTATGGTCAGTGGTATCGCGCTGTCTGAGTGCGCAGCATACGTGGCTTTTATGGGTTGCTCAGAGCGTACCGGACAGCTTTGGCGGCTGCACAACCACCACAAATATTATTCTTCTTCTGGTTGTTCTTCTTGTTTGTTACCTAGCTTTTGCAGTTCTTTCAATAACGCAATCTTGCCACGAATGAACTGCGTACCTTCCTCGGTTTGCTTTGGAGAATCATTACGGACACGTTCGCGTTGCAGCAAATCTTCGTAGTGCTTCTGAATCTTTATCCACAAAGAACTATGCCGTTCCTGTGCAGTAAGTTCAAATTGATTTTCCATGTTCGCTATTGTATCACAAGTTAAAGAAAAAAGCAAGTACTTACTAACATAAATATAGCATATTTAAATTGACATAATCCGCATGTTTTAGTACAATTAAATTCCGTAACACTAATCTATATACAGGAGATAACACCATGAACGGAATTAATCAAATCAAAGCACAAAATCGTGCAGATACATTCAAGTATGTGTTTGAAGTACGCACTCCACATAACATTGAATCAGTCGTTGTGTTCAGCTGCTCTATGGCAAGCGCCACAGTTGACGCTAAAGCTGAATGCGCAAGGCTTGGATTGAATCCAGAAGAATTGGCGTTTGCCTATCTGGAAGAACCGCCTAAACCACAGCCATGTACCATTTTTCCATGCTAAATCACTATGGCATAACATGGAACAAATTACCTACATACTTGACCGGATTGATACGTTCATGCATCGCAACCAAGATGTTATACTTGGAGTAGCATGCGGAACAATCATCCTGCTTTTAATCATTCCACACTAGGAGAGAAATATGTCTATTTTGATTAACGCTAACCAAGCAAGGTAATCACTTCCCAACAGGCGGAACCTGACTCAGCGATTGTCCGTCAGCAGCCTTGCCCGGAACTTGAACCTCTGGAGCAAGACTGGCTATCTTCAAAGCATGCGCGTTGTTGGCCTCATTCAGCCTATGCTCATGCCCTCTGGTAATGGCAGAATCAAGATGCTCGCTGTTCTTCATGGCTGTCTGCATCTGCAATGACTGAGCAGCAAGCTCTTTCTCTGTGTTCAGCTTCATCGTTGTCTGCGCAAGCTCTGACTTCACGTTGTCAATGTTGATGTTGCGCTGGTTGGCATAATTCAGCAAGGCAATCTCGCGCTGTATCTCAAGCTGCTTCATCTTGTAGTTTTCTTCTACAACAAGTTTCTGCTTCTCAATTTCGTCATACGCTGCATCACGCTCTGTGCGTAGCTGCGTAGACTGCACAGCACCTTGCGCATGTATCTGAGCAGTTCGCTCCATAGTTTTCTCGCGCATTTGCTCTGCCTTTAGTTGTGCATCAGCACGTATCTGCGCTGCCTGTATAGCCGGGTTCTGAGATTGCTGAGACATAGCCTGCATCTTCTGCTGGTATTCTTCTTCCGGTATCTGCCAGCTTGAAGGGTCAATCATCTCAGCACGCAGTGCATTGCTCATGGCAATGTACGGGTCAATTCCGTACTGCGGCTGGAGTGCATTGGCAAGCATCTGGATAGAATACTGGCGCTCAATGTCGCGCTCTACTAATGCCTGAGAACCTTTTGCCTTGATGTTAAAATCTCCCTTTGCTTCTTCTGAACCATACATCAGAATCCACTCGTAGTACCTGCGAATGTGTGGAGTGGTCAAATCATCATCAACGCTGCGTGCCTTCATCCTGCGTGTTGCAGTGGCATTCTTGTTCAGCATCTGCATGCCGCCCACCGTGTCAGGTGCAGAGCCTTGCTGTCCCTGCATGAGCAGTGGCATACCAGTTACGTCCTCTGCCATCTTCTGACCGAACTGGATAATGTTCATCAGTTCTTTTTGCAAGCTCGGTATCTGCGTAAATGAAATGGCTTCATTGATACCTAAACCATCTTCATCATCCATTTCCCAAAATGTCACTGAATTCAGGCTCCAATCCGAACTACCCATTGGCTTAATTTTACCCTTCTTGAATCCAATCTGGACACCACCAGATAACTTTGCATTGTCCATCATATTTCTGATACCACCATTAACCACGCGTTGAGCCGAACGCATGATGCGAGAGATACCATTACCATATGGCATGCCATCAATACGCTCCCATACCCAAAAGTCATACGGATATTCTCCTGAGTCAAGAGGGTTAAGTGCGGCCTTGATTACCGTATCATTGGCAAGAGTCACAATGCACGGGCATGCTTCAAGCTCGTTAATGCGCTGGAGTGCTTTGCTATCAGCAGCATCTTTCGTGTCTAAATTCCGGTCAATCTTGAGCGCCTTTATTTCATCGCGTGTCAGCATGCCGTAGTAGTACCATATCTCATACTTCTCTGCCGATGGAGTATCAGACGTTTGCTTGATAACAGAACCTTTCTTCGGCCCTTCCTTGATTACCTTGTCAATCTGGTCTGGTAAGTATCCCGGCAACTTCTTAAAATCCATAAGCTGCCTGCCATTGGCATGATCTAGCTCAAGGAAGTATCCACCGTTCTGTATATCCTCTCCGCATGTTGGGTCTGGAAAACAATTCCATACCGAAATGCATTTGGAGATTGGGTCTGTCTTGATCTCAACCACCAGTGCAACCTGACCATCATTGCCTTGCACTGTTTTCTTGTGGCGCTTGACAAATGGAAATGGGCCTTTCAAGACACACGTACCAATCTTGGCAGCATCATGGATTGCCTCACGTTGCTGTGCGTGCCACTGACAAGCTACCAAATGGTCATCAATTTCATCTTGTGCTGCCTTGGCTGCTTTGGATGCAATGGCAATCTCTTGCTTGGCGAAGTCTCCTACAGTTGCCTGTACCGGCTGTCCTTGCGCATCAGTACCGTTAGCTGGAGTTGGATTGTTCTTGTGTGCATCAAGCTCCGGTATGTTGGACGGTTCAATAGAAAAACTACGATCATCTGTTGGTGCGCCCATCTCTGAAATAGATGCAGCAGCAGAATCTACATACTGTCTGGTAATGTTGTAGAATATGCTTGACTTGTTTGCATTCTTAATCTTTACATTGGATACCACGCCGCTTGGATGCATAGGCTTCATCGGCCTACCTTCGGAGCGGTTTGCATCATCTATGCCTTCATAGAATTCTTCATCTTCCAGCCACTGAGTTTCAATGCCAGATGCTGCGCGATACTTCACGGCTTCGTCACGCTTAGTCTTTACTGACTCGCCCAAAGCATCAATGAGCATCTGCTGCTTTATTTGCTGCGCTTCCTCAAGAGCGCGTACATCATCTGGCAAGTTCGCCGTTGCTTCTTCCGAGATGCGCTCTGAATTGGAATCGAATATTGGCATGTTGTTTACCTTACTGCGTTAAGTGTGTGAGCAGGAGATTACTGAGTTGCTTCTGCCAGATGCGTACATTTCTAACTGGCCCATTCAATGCACCTACAGCACCATTTACATCATTACCAATGGCTATGGTTGAACCAAATGTCAATGGGCCGGTATATGTGATATTGCTAACAGCACTACCATTCAAAGAAAATCCTGCTGCTGAATTACGCCAAGCAATAGCAGCTTTTTGTACGGAATTTGACGGTAATAATGGACTTCCATCGTCAACCCATACAATACCATCATACAATGCAAGCTTATGGTTCACGCCATCTAGTCCAAAAGGTATTGTAGCTCCCGGATAACTGGAGATGATGCGCTGGTACGCAACAGGGTCATTGGTTGCGGTATGCACAAAATCAACAGCTATAGTACCTGTAGCACCAATATTATTTACAGTTGGCAAGGTAAGTATTTCTGTGTTTCTTACCGCATTTGTTGCAACCGAAGGAATGGATGATGTTGCAAATGGCCCATCCTCGAACTGAGCGCCCCATATGTCAAAGGCATCTGCATTGGTGGTAATCTTGAATCCAACCTGCGCATTAAGCTGACTTGCATTAAGCTGTACAATATTCCATCCAGCAGCCAAAGTCTGCGAGGTGTATGTAGCGCCTCCGTCTTGCGTCAAGCTGAATGCTCCAGTACCAGTAATGCGCTTTACCCATAGCGAGAATGTGCGGCTTGTGGCAGCGGCAGTGATGGTTTGGAATGCAGTTGCATTACCGGCAGCAGCAGTACATCTAGTGGCTGAATTTACAATACCATCTGGCCCTGTGCTGGTCTTGGCTGTGGTCAGAGTTGTTTTGGCCCATACAGCATTTGTCAGGTCATTGGAATATGTCAATAGATTGGTACATGCATATTCACTCAGGTATCCCAAACACCCTGATAATTTTGCTCCAGAACCTTCTGTGATGATACCGGATGCCACAGTATTGCCGTTGGCTGTATCAAAATACTGTACGCCATCCACTCCAGCACCGTGATAAGGTGCGCTCAATACACCCTTACTGACGAACTCAGACGGAACCTGAATAGCCTGACCATGCACATATTCCATCTGGCCTTGGAATATATCTACAGCATCACCAGATGTTGCAATCAATACACCAAGAGCATTGGAGCCGCCAGCTACCACAGATTTTACAGGCGTAGCAATGCGCTGCCATGACGTTGTAAGAACAGCCGTAATATCTGTTGCGCCATACGTGTCAGAGCCATCATATAAGCTTACTGTTCCAGTACCGGCATTCCTGCGAATCCATACCGAGTTTCTGATTGATGCTCCAGCCTTGGCAACTATTTCATCCAAGTGGTATCCACCCGGCCCTGTAGCTGTAAGGCGCAATGCATCAGTTCCACCAATCGGGTCAGCTATACCTGTAGTTGGTGTTACGCTGGCAGCAGTAAACCAGTTGCCGGGCTGCGAGTCAGATAGCAAATTCTCTACCCGTCTCGCTCCCTGAAAGCGCGGCTCTCCAGACAGAACAGCATTCAGCTTTTCAAAGTCCTGCTGATAAGCTATCGTGGCCCGAGTGAATGTTGCTGAACCTACCGCTCTGGTAGGTAACAGGTCTTTAGTCAGCGGCAACAAAATACCCGGCGTGGGAACCTTGTTCTGCCTCTCCATCAGCAACCGGCGCATTGCTCTCATTACACACCACCACCAGAGATAGCCAGCGTACTTGATGCACCAGAACTATTTGCCTGTAGCTTGACAACCTTGAACCCGGCTACGTCCAGAACAAACCATCCAGTACCAACAGCCTGCGCCGTTAAGTCACCAGACGAATCAATCAGCACACCAGTTGGGCTAGTGAACTCACCAGCAGTACTCTTGATGGTATTAAATGTCGCATCAAGTCCGTCAAAGCTAGCCTGAATCACAAAAGCAGCAAGTGCATTGGTTGCCACAGTCAGCTTGATTGCGATGCGCGACAACCCCTCTACATTCAGCGTGAATATGTCCTGCACACCGCTATTGTCCAAGGCATTAGCTGCCCCCTCGAACTGTGCAAAGATTGGCTTCTGCCCCTCTATACGCAGTTCCTGTGTTGCCTTTACCAATGTTGCTGCTGCCATGTTACCTCCCTGAAAATCGTTATGTTAGTGAGTACTAACTATTAAATTACAATTCATTTACTGACCATCGTTCATTTAATTGTCTTGTTTGGTTGTTTTGAACTCTCCGCTACCATCAGGCGCGGCAGGTGCGTGTGCCGCAAAGTAATCCAGCAATGTAATATCAGACATTATGTTCTCCAATTTAGTTATTGAGTATTACTTGACTACTCAGCCACCATTCACACCATGAACAAGCAGCGCATACTCGCGTATCAGTTCTTTCGTTGCCTTCTGTACTGCATATGCATATTCTTCATCAGCCGGTCTATCCTCTCCCATTTCCTCCATCATCACTTGCACAATATGTACAGCCTGCTATGATCTTGGAGCCAGTACATTACAGCCAATCCTGCTATTGTTTGTCGGTTACGCTTTTTGGTAGTGGCCTGAAATGAATAACATAGCCATCATTGTGCAGAACTACAGCTTGTTTCCGTGCCTGTGTGTTATCTGCAATTGCGCGATATAGCCTGTTGTCACTCTTGGCAATATCTGTAGCAGTGTCAATATCATCCAATAAGCCATACAGATATTGAGCAACAGTATATAATTCATCATATGTTAGTAAGCACTCACTTTTACTGTTCATGGCTCAACCTATTTGCATAATTCCTGATATAATGCGATGCAGCTAACGGAGAATGACACAGAAAGTACAGTGAATTGGCTGAACGCTGCTCAAACTCTGGCAATTCTTTATAACCCAACAAGCCAGCCAGTGAATTCATCCATGCAGCTTCTTTTGCATCCACGCTGTAAAGCTCCTAAAGGCATCAAGAGGCCACCTGATAACTGTCCATGTGGTAAGTACCGTCCAAATGGTCAACAACGCAGCCAATGCCACAACGCACACGAATATGCACACCATTAGCATCCAGCTAGACACCACCAACACACCACGTTTTATAGGCTCACACATGATATGTTAGTAGGTACTTACTTACAAGTACAGACATTCCGTAACAGACACAAGAATTGGCGCAGTAAGGTTCCAGATGAATGAGTGTGAATCCCAAGACTCAGGTAGCACGCCAGCATTCCAAGGCATCTCTGAACGCATGATTTTATGTGCAGCCATATATCTATCTTCTGCCTGCGCTATCTCGCGCCCAATGAAATAACCATTCACAGCTACAGACGCTATAACCTTACCTGCTAACTGATTACAAAAATATACACCAATCACCCAACCAAGCGCAGTAACTAAACCAGCAGCTACTGGATGAATAGCGTTGTACAGCGGAGTATTAAATTTAGAAGCTGTCATTGCAGTGTAGCCAGTTTAGCGCGAAGTGCAACAGCTTGTGCTTCCAAGCTTGCAAGGTAAGTAGTGTTGCCTAGAGTGGATTCCCGCATAACCCTCGGGCTGACTGACTTGGTATCTAGCTCAATAAGTTGTGCAATAATCAAGTCTCTTGCGGTAGGGGTGTAAACATTATCACCAAACGGTTCTTGTGCGCTCATAGTGGCTCCTTAAAGTGTGTACTTGTAGCGTAATATAGTTTTACCAGTCTCTCCAACAGAAGAGGCGTACTCCAGTAAGCACGAAGTTTGAAAAGTAACTGGCTGGTCTTGTATCTGACACAGGTAGGTAGCAGCCAGAACCGCATTGCCCACTGCGCACTGACCTAATGCAGCAGCCGTAACAGCATCTGTGGTTGCATCGAACACCACTACCCCGTCAAGAGTAAGTTTCAGTCTATGTGTGCGGCTTGTTGCATCATTGCTCTCTGCGGCTGCGATGTACAACACACCAGGCCCGGATAGATTGAGCACGGTTGTAAGTACCCCTGCGCTTAAAGCTCCGCTTGTGACTGCTTTAGCTCCTACTGCTGATTGATTTGTAGCGTTAGCCGTGTAGTGAGTTCCACCAGAACTAAAGTAACTAACTATAGACCTAGGAGTTCTTGGAGTACCTATGCTTTTTGCATTTATAGGATTCATTACAGCGTTGCTCCGTGCGCAGTCACTCCAATGGCTGTAGTTGATGCAGTGGTTGTAATCGTGGTGGATACGTACAGCGCATGATTAGCAGGCAGAACCAAGTCATCATAGAGAGTATCAAGTTCAAATGATGGAACCGTAGTGCTTGGAGTTACTAGAGCAACAGTAATCTCTTTCACCATATGTGCTGTAGTTCCATCCCAATCCCATATACCAACCAATTGAGCAGCAGTAGGGGCAGTAATTGCAGTTGAAATTCCTTTTAGTGAAATCTTGCTAATCTTGCAGTCAGTAGCCACTGTAGGAACGCACACGACGATGTTTGCAGCAGCAAGGCCTGCTGTAGCAGTTGGGCCGCGAGTTGTGCAAGCGGTAGTACCTGTAAGGTCTGCATGACCAAGAACAGCGGCCTGTGCAGACATGATTGAATTTGCTGTATTTGACATTTTTATAATGCTCCATAAAGTAATTGAGTGATCTTCCATGCTCCAGCAGGAATTTGTGCAATACTTGTTATTGCGGCTGTTAAAGTTGT